CGTTCATCTCAGCATCGTCTAGCATATCTTCCCACTTGTGTAACCACTCAAATACATTGAATCGTGTCAATTTTATTTTACCTCGCCTATAATTTGTATTAGCAACTATCTGTTGCCCTACTTATTATACAAACAAAGTAAAATAATTTTATTAACTATTTGTTACGCTATTCCGTATGCTAATACTCTAACATATACTGCAGATAAATCGGTAGTGTTAGCTACTTCATCAAGGGCAGCACCGTCAGCACCAGCTTCCCACATCTCAATCTTTTCGTTAGAGTAGTCGTATTGAGCTACGTAACCAGAAGATTCGGTGTCACATATAACCATGTGTAGGGATTTGAATCCCAAGTCTCCAGCACTTACTGCTTCCCCACCAGTTGGGTAAGAGTCGTCGAACTGTATTCTTTTAATAGTGAACTTACTTGCAGTTCCCCCATGAATAGCAGCTCCTTCGTGTGCTCCACTAGGTGTTGTTATTGTTATTGCCATATTTAGTTTCCTCCTTAAATACTAAGATAGATTTGTCTATCTCTTTATTATACTAGCGTGTACTAGTTTTCCGTTTGAGAGCTTCAGCGATTTCATCTCGTTTCTTTTCTCCAGATGATCCTTCGTCAAAGTTCTTATATCCCATCTTTTTTGCTTGGGCTGTAGCAACAGCAAAAGGGTTATCTACAGCCGCTAATCTAAAAAATCCGCGGTCTTCTGTTTGGTTCCCCTATAGTCTGCTGATTTATGGAAACATGACTCACATGGACATGATTCCTTATAAAGATGTGTGGCTTCTCTTTCCATCCAATTGAAGAAAGTGTCGGTAGCTTTTTTCATATCTACAGCTACTTCAGGGGAATACCATGGGTGCCCTGATTCTATAGACCTCTCTCGTGCTAATTGGGTTATCAAATTATTGAAACCGTCTGTAGTATTCATACCACTAGCAGGAGTTTCAGAAGAGTTTGCTCCCTCTACAACACCTCTTTTTTTATATCTACCTAACATAGGAACAGTTAATGCTTCGTCATAGTGACGTATGGCTAGGTTTTCTCCAGCCTCATTCACTGCCCATGGGACTTTCTTGTGCCCAAAAGGTGAAGGATCATATTCAATGACAGGTGTGTATCGAGCATTTTCAGGTTCCAGCTCCTCTGGGAAACCTAATCTATCAAGAAATCGATGATGTTCATCTTGTCTCGCTTGGGTATTATGCAACACATTAGCCGCATAAAAATCCTTTTTCATAAAGCTCATAAAGCTTTTCATAAAATCTATATTTCCATCTTCTGTCATGACTAAGTTCACCTCCTGTTTTTGAACTGGTTTGTCTTCACCATGTGTATTTTTACTGTGTCTTGAGCACCAATAATCTTCTTTTATGTTTCCTAATACAATAGAACATGACCCGTCTTTCTTATTAAAGAACTCACAGGTACCACAAGTAAATCCATGAGCTCTTTGGTCTTCGCTAGCTTTTTGATAACTAACTTCTCCATGAGTCATTTTATCTTGTTCTTCTTCATCTTCTTTATATATAAGACAGCTACCATCTATGCATGTGCCCACATGTGCTTCCGACTTGATTATGTCAAAAGAAGCTGCTTGGTTCACACCCTTCTCACAAACGGTAACTTCTGCAAGTTCTAATTCATCTACTTGCATTACATCTTGTAATCCTTTTTGTATATTCTGTGTCTTCAAAGCACTTCCAGCAATACTATAACTCTTTAGTTTACCGCTGTGTATTTGCTCCTGTACTTTTTTAGAAATTTTTGTGTCGTTCCGTAGCTCAGTAATAAAAAATAATCCATTCCCACTAACCCCAGATTTATATATTTGACCACCCTTACTTATATAAGCAGGTAGTGCCCAACCAACTTGAACATCAGAATGTAATACCATTGCATTTCTTGTTCTAAAGTTCTCCATATATTTGTCGAATGCTTTAGCTAAGGCGTTAGTAGTAATTAGATGTCCTTCTCGATCTACTAATTCAATCGATGCTGGACCACCAATAACAAGTTTATCGTCATCAGTTATACCCATTTTCTTTAGAGCTTTACCATATTCTGGCTTGTCTGGGTACGCTCTGGCTAGTGTGAGAACTTCAGCTGGAGTTGAAAACCCTGCTTTAAAAAGTCTTTGGTATTCATCTAAAGCCTTAGATATCTCTTTCATGGTGACCTTACCATCCAGAGTCTCAGTAGACTCAGGAGACTCAATACCTTTTTCTAAGAACAGAATAGAAGGATCACCCGCATCTATATTAGGTATATCATCGCACCCACAGTCATCATCATTTTGTATCCAATTAGATGGACTTGGGATATTACCCATGTTTGTTGTAATGGTGTTTACCATTTATTATGCTCCTGTAGTTCCCCAAATCACTCCAGTAAGTGTAGGAGTATTCTGGGCTGCTATCATTGATATTTTTCCTCTAAAGTCTGTAGGAAAGTTTGTTTCAAGTGTTTGCCCACCATAAATAGGTATACCATTAGTAGCTGTTGCAGTTTGCCCAAAGGCTAGATATATAATATCACCAGCTGTAGCAGACTGATTTTTAAATTGAACCCCTCTAATAGAAGTCATGTTTGGTTTCTTTATTGAAGTAGACGCATTTGCAGTACCTGTCCACTCATATAATGGACCCTCAGCACTAGACTGATTACCATCTAGGTAAGTTGAAACTGCGGCAGTATCTTCTCTAACCTCAAACATGATCTTATCAGCATAAAAGTTAATATTATGTTGAGCTGTTGTTACTAGATATAATCTATATTTAGCTGGGTCAGTACTTCCCGGTATAGCATAAGTGGCTGTTAGCCTTCTCCATGAAGTCGCTAGGTTGTCTGATCCAGATGTTCCGTGGATTGTAGTACCTGCAGCATCTCGTAGTGTCAATGTTACAGCACCAGACGCAGAAGCACCTCTGTGCTCTAGTTGAACTGATATATATTGTGGGTTTACACTAAAAGGAATCGTTGGTGACTCCCAATAAAACCCTTCACCCGCTGCGGAGTTAGCTGGGTTTACCAAAAGAGATGCAGCACCTTCAGCTTGTTGCCCGGTATCTCTAGCTATTGCAGACCCAGTAGCTGTGTACATTGTTACATCTGTTCCCTCTACTCCCGGATTTGTTACCCAGTTAGTAGCCTTTTCTCCACCACTAGCAGTTAGTGTGAATACGTCTTCAGCAGTTGTGCTAGCAGCATTTGATATCGCAACGTACCTATTAAACGGATGAACCGACTGACGAGTAGAAGGATCTACATCCCATTCTCTATAGTCGGTGTGTCTTTCATTAGCCATTTATAATTCTCCTATTTATTAATATTTATGATAGCTACAAAGCTACCCATAACAGCGGAAGTATGTACTATTAGTAATCCAATAGCTAGTAGAATACTTTTCATTCCGTACATTTTGCTACGCCATTGTGAGATATCATCGACTTTGGTTTCAACCTTCTGTAAATTCATAGAAAGGTTTTCATTGAGGGCGTTTTGACTTGATATATAAGAATCTAATCGTTCCATATAAACTGCTAAATTCACTTGTGTGTCTTTGTCGACCACTAATTAGTCCTCGCAAAATGTTTAGTTTTCAAAGTAGCAGGGGGACCGAAGTCCCCCCGCAGTGTTAATCTAAATTTATGAGTTTAGATCAGCTATTTTTGATTGTACAAAAATGTTCTTACATCTCATCTCAGCCATAGTGTAGAGTAATCCTCTAACAACTAGAGCATTTGCTGCGAAGTAATCTCTGTTTTCAACATACTGAGTAGGTTGTGCAACAGCAATTTCTAAGTAATCAGTATCCAAAACGTAAACGTTTGAACCTAATACAGCGTCTGCAGATGATACAGACTTCGGAACATCAGCATCCGGAAGGATCGGTATTCCTTGGTAAGTAGCCAATACTAGTCCAGTTCTTGTACCCGGATAAGTTCTTTCAGAACCTACACCAACTTGGTACTCTTCTTGTCCTAAGTATCTTTGGTTACTGTTTAGCAATCTTTCTAAGTTGAAGTATTGGTCGTGTCCCAAAAGGATTAGTTT